TTGGTGTGTGTATAATCTGGTCTATGGTTGAATGTGTATGCCAAAGGAGGCGCGCAAGATGAAATCTCAAGGCACAAAGAAGGCGGGAAAAGCTGGCCAGGATTCGGTAGCAGCTCAGAAGGTTAAGGCCGATCTGACGGCGAACCTGCGGGAACAAGAGCGCGTCACCTTCGGCAACGTCGGCGGAGCGACTCGCCAGAAAATAGAGCTGGGCGTGATAATCACGGATCTACTGAAAGAGGTAGAGCAGATCGATAACAACGAGGATCTGACCCGCGCGGAGAAAACCAAGCGCCTCGGCAGGCTGGCCCATAAGGTCAGAACAAAGCTGTATGAGGACGGGCGCAAAAAGGAGGAGGACAAGCTCAAGGCAACGACCTATCGCCGCTACCTGACGGACATCCGCAAGGCCATCACCGCCAAAAACTGGCGCCATCACTCGATCGAGGAGGCCTGCCGGCGCCTGGCCAAGCGCCACCCTAAATACGCAGATCAGCTCTTGGCCATGGCTAAGATCGAGGACATTACGCCGCTCCGGATCGCCCACCGCGACCTAAAAAACGAGATCCGCCGCGATGGTGATAACGAGGCCTACATGGCCGTGCGTGACATGAAGCTCGACCACGAAATCATGCGCCACCTTGCGTTACCGCCAGTTACCCGTGACCAGCTCGCCGAAAATGCGGCAGACGTACTCGAGCACAAGGCCACCAACACGATCGAGATCAACTACCACTGGCTTGTAAAGACCGCCAGCGAGCTCTTGGCCGCCCAGCAGCTACGCAGCGACGGATCTGCCGCGCCGTTTTACTCCTACCTTGCTCTCGGGATCGCCATTGCCACCGGGCGCCGTGCTGTCGAAGTGCTCAAGCAAGGAAGGTTCAAAAAGGTCGGCGACTTTGAGCTCGAATTCAGCGGCCAGGCCAAGCAGCGCGCCGGCGTCGACTACAGCTCTAGCTATCGGATCTACACCTTGCTCGATGCCGATACCGTGCTCGATGCCATCAAGCGCTTGCGAGCAATGCCGGAGGTAATCGACCTGCAGGATAAGGACAACACCGAAATAAACCGGCGCACGGCGAAGACTCTCAACACCTTGACCAAGCGCATTTTCAAGAATGACGAGCGGGTTTTTAGGGACTCCCGCGCTATTTGGGCTCGGATCGTTTTTGAATCCCACTTCAAGCGGGACCCGCGCTGGCTCAAGGTGAACGAGGAGGTTTTCTGGCGTGAGCAGCTTGGCCATGAGGACATGGATACGCAGGAGAGTTACAAGCAGTTCAAGATCGACTATACCGCACCGCCAGCCGAGGCCGAGGGCGCGAGCCGTTTTTCAAGTCGCCTCGAGGCACTCGAGGCACTCGATTCGCACCCCAGCATCCAGGGGCGCGAAGCAATGGAAAAAATTCACTCCTGGGTTAAAGCGACTATCAAGGAAGAGCCGGCGGCGCGGATCATTCAACGAACGATCGCAACGAACGTCGGCAGCTACCGCCCGATAATCAAAGAGTACCTCGATGTTGCATCGGAGGCCCTGGCCAGCCCTAGCCGCCCGCTAAGTGCCATTGCCGCCGAAGTGCCGGCTGAGGTGGTGAAGGCTAAGCCGCACTTGGTTACACATAAAAACGATGATGGTCAGTGGGTTGCAGTGATCAGTGTCAACGGTGTCGAAGTTGCCAGGGCCGAAGACCCGGACCGCATGGCCGCCAGCAAAACCGCTTTCGCTATGATTGCGAAGTCCTGATGTGATGCACGTTCTCTGACGCTTTTGGTGCCGGGGCATACGCCACCGGCACCGACTCCCCTACCTGCCCCGCCAGATCGAGCGCCTCTAGCGCTTTCCCCACCTCTTGACGCATCAAATCGTTTACTTCCATAACGCTGGCCAAATCGGCGTTTGGTCCCGCCTTTGCCATCAACCCTAGTGCCGCTTCAATCCGATGAAGCCGGCGCGCTGCTTGCTCGATGTGTTCCATGTAGTGCATTTGGTAGCCCTTCCCTATTTCCGTGCTGGCACTTTAACCACTGTATTTCTATACAGTGTAATACTAGTGCGCTCCTTGGTGTAGCCGTTGCGCGTAAGCAAGCATGAAGCCGATTTGCTTCTCGTCTGCCCCGTCCCGAGAGAGGCCAATTGCCACCTCGGGCGCGAGAGCTTCTACCAAAGCAGCAATTGATGCACCGAGAGGATTGAAAGAGCGACGAGCGGCAGCGTAAATACGATTGCGGACATCAAGGGGATACTTTTCATCTGACGCTATACCCTCACTCTGCAAAGTCTCCCCCTCGACTGCTGGCGCGGCCTCTAGGCCGGGTTTTGGCTGGTGCGCTGAGCTGCTGTGCTCATGGGTTGTCAGTGAGTGAACGCCGATGGCCGAGCGGTTTGTCACGTACTGCGACATAAACGACCAGTGCTCAGGGTTGATCTGATACAGCACTCGACCGTGGGACTTGCGGTTTTTCACGCCCAGGCCAATTTTGACCAAGATCGACTTAACAAGCGTGGTCGCACAGCCGCGTTTTCCACCAAATTTGGCCAGTTTCCCCAGCTTGAGCGAGTTGTAGAGCTCTACCGACTCCTGTGAGGTGTGGATGCGGTCCAAAATTTCGCGGCAGGCGTCGGCTGAGAACTCTCCAGCGCCCGTTATGGGGTCGAGCCCTAGCGTGGTGAAGGTTTCGAGCAGAAACGCCCTTGTGGCCGTTTTGAAGCGGGTTTTAGACAGGACCACCCGCGCCTTGCGCTGGGCCTTGTCGTAGGCTCTGGCCTGCTCCTCAGTAGATTGCAGCAGTTCCAGGGCGATAACCTTCGAAATACCGCGATCGTCGTAAAATGCCACGTCGTCAGGCGTGATCTCAGAAACCCCGAGCTGGTGCTCGATCTGATAGCGGTCCATCTGCGCCGCTTCCTCCTCGCTGCGCACTTCCATGCGGTCAAGTTTGGAAAATTGCTCATCAGTTGGGGTCTGTACGCTTTCGATCAATTCCATGCGCCGCCCGAACACCAACTGGCCGCCTAGCTTGCGATTTTTGCGGGAGGCCCGTGCGAGCAGCTCGTCGGTGGCCATGCGAACGACCTTGTAGCCGTCCGCGTGCAGCATCATCAGTAGGTTGTTGGCGAAATTGTTCTTGGCGCGGTTTTCGCTCGAGGTGCTGGCGAGGAAAAGCTCGTCGAAAGCGGTTTTCTGCCGGCGCAGCAATATCTCTGTGGTCGTTTCTTCAAATTCGCAGCTGATGGCATCAGCAGCCAGCCAGCCGCGATAAATCGCCTCGCGGTCTGTTTCGCGCTGGGTGTTTGTGTGGCCGATACCGATCAGGTAGTTACGGGCTGTGCGATCGCGGCGGAGCATTTGAACAGCATCGCTCGGGCCGATCGTATTGCCGCTGAAAATACCAATGTGGTGCTGAAAATGCGGGATTGTCATCGACACGCCCGAGGAAATCGCCGGCGAGTAGATCAGCGCGTCATAGTGAACGGCCTCGCCGCACGGATCGGCGAGGAACGCGTCGACCGCTGGGTCTGATTTTGAGTCGCGATGAATCAATAGGAGCTTGGTTTCTGGCCGTTTTTCGAGGACAAGGGCCGCGAGCTTTTTGGCGCTTTCTGCTGAATCGTTGGCCACCAATACGCGGTTGCCGGCGAGGATCAGGTCGAGCGCTTTCTGCCAAACCGTGTCAGTGTCGGAGTGGGTCACTGTGATGTGGCTCATAGAGCCGGTGACATCGATAATCGTGATCGGGCGGCCTGGTGCTGCCTCCTCGCACAAGCGGATCACGGAATCGTTGGCGTCAGCGTCACAAAGCAAAACCCGTTTGGCGCTGGCCATGGCCTCGAGTAGCGCGTCCATTACACGAACAGGCGAATCAACCGGGCCTGTAGTGGTGTGGCGGATAACCTGGCTCGCCTCGTCGATGCACAGTGTGTCGATGGTGGTGAACCAACTACGATCATCACGGTTATAAAAACGGTCCTTGGTCAGTGAGTTAACGCAGCAGGCCAGATGGGTTACATCGAGCATTTCAGCAGATGTAACTTGCTGGTAATGCTGGATATTCAAGCGGCTTGCAGCGTCATCGAGCAGGCTGATTCGGTGGGCGATGTAGGCGGCCCGTGGCGAGTTCTGCATTACCGGAGCGATCAATCCCTCGGTTTTTCGGGAGCCCATGGGCGCCCGGACGATGACAAAACCCTCGAGTGACTCCACCAGATCCGCAATGTGGTCAGGCAGCACGGTGCCGCCGTGGCTGGCCACGACGCCAGGCATTTTCAGGTAGCGAACGTTAGGTTTTGCCAGGGCAGCAGCGGAAAAACCGCGCAGCTCCTGCACCTCGCTCAGTTTCAGCTTGGCCAGCCATACCGCGCGGCGCCTGATCTTGAACGTGGAGAAGTTGAACCCGGGCGGTAGTTCATCGATCACGCGGTCGATCACCTGCCTGGTGCTGAACTTGATCGGGACGAGCAACATACCGGCGCCGATGGCGTCAAGCGCCGCTTTCTCGGCTGATAGGCCGCTGATAGAGATCCGCTGTAGGCGGTACTCGAAATAGTCTTTGGCCGACTTGTAGGAGTCACGCGCTCGAAGGGCCTTAGCCATGGCCTTGAGGCCGAAAAGACAGTGGTAGTCATTCCAGTCGGTAGGGCCTTCGTAGGCCAGGCGGAACTTGTTGAGCTCCTCCTCGCCGAGATCCTCGAAGGATGGCAGCACGGCCCAATGCTCAAAGTCTCGGTGAATATCCAGGGCGGCCAGGCGCCCGGCGTTGCCGGATCGGGACCATTGGTCATCATCGGCAGCGTTGATAATGCGCAGCTTTTCATGGCGACGTTTATAGAGCTGGATCACTTTGCGAAGGTTACCGACGCTGAACGTGATAATCACGGCAACTTCATTTGATGCTGAATGCTCCGCGAGGAAAACGCTTGCGCCTGTGGCGAAGCCTTCGACGGCATACACACGCTTGGCGCCTTCAATGTCGCCAATGATGCAGTGAAGGCCATCCATTTTAACGCCGGTGCCCTGGTACTTGCTTCGGTCGTAGATCCGTTGCAGGCCGCCGAAGTCGCCGTCGATATTGAGCATCGGCACAGCAGTGAAAATGCCGTGACGATCACGCATACGCTTTAATTGCACGAATTGAGCAATATCGCCGATCTGCTTTCGCTGTAGATAAGGGGCGCTACCGTCCTCGATGCCGAGCAGCTCTACCGTGTCGGTGTCTTCGGCCTGGGTGCGTTTGTCGCGCAGGTACTTGAATTCAACGGCGCCGCCCCTGAACCACACTTGTTCGTAGGCATCACGCTCGGCCTCGGCGCGTGCAAGGATCAGCGCCTCAAGCCGGTCGGCCTCGGCGCGTTTACGGGCGCGCTCCTCGCTCTTGGCCGCCTGGGCCTTTTTCCATTCTTCATGCTTGCTGTCGCAAACGAGGCCGCGATCGCGCTCGTACATTTCCAGCAGGGCCGAGAAGCCAGACCAGACGCTCGAGCCTATGGACGCGTTGTTGTTGTTAAAGGTGAGTTGCGGGAGCTCTTTGCCGTTGTCCAGCTTATAGAGCTGGCCCCACACCATCAGCTTGCCATTCTGCTTTTTGTCGGTCGCGCCGATTTTTCGGCGGTACTTGGTGCCCTTGCCTACCGAGTAGGTGACGTCATTGCAGATTGAGGCCCAGTCGACGCCGACTTGACTCGCCGTGTCGGCGATCTCGTTAAAGCAGTAGTCGAGCAACGAATCGGGGTTCGAGTGAAAGCGATCCTCATAGAAGGATTGCAAGCCTGTGGTTTTGTCTAAATCGGTCATTTCGTCCCTTGCGCAAAAACGCAAAGACGCAAAAACGCTTATGCTTGACACCCCAAGCGTCAGGCCTAAACTGATGGCGTGTAGCAACACGTCCGCCTTTTCAAGATGCCTGCCCGCTAAAACAGACAACTCGATATTGCAAGGTTGGATCAGTAAGCCCCTTTGTGGGGAAATTCAAGCAGAAAGGCTGGGGCCGGAAACCCCGGCCTTTTTGCTTTTGTGCGTCTTGAAAAAGTAAAAAAAACTAGCGGGTTGCCGCCAGTTTATCCATTTTCTCTGTATTCAGTGGAAAACTTTTCTCTGTTTATCGAATGATGCCCCGGGAGGTCCTCATCACCATGCCTATGACTACCCCAATCGCTCGAAAATTGCCATCAATCTGCTGCACGGGAAACTGCGGATTCAGTGCGCGCAAATAGTTCTGAGATCCATCCTGAACAAGTTTTTTGAATGTTGGCGCGGTTGGCTCGGCGGTGTACCCGATCACAAAATCGTTGACTTGGGGCTCTTGGCTTGGGTCGATGAAAATCAGGGCGCCGGTTGGAAAGGCCGGGCCTGCGGGTGCGTGCATCGATTCATCACGGACGCGCAGAAAGAACCCTCGAGGCGTCTGTGTATCGAGTGGTATTTCCCACGGAGTACCGCTTGGAAGCCTTGATATATCAGGGTTTTGCGCCCATTCGGCGGCCATTTCCCAAGGCACAACCGGCGCTCTTTTTGAGTGCTCAGACGGTGCCAGGGGCGAATTAGGCGACGCGCTTTCCTCGATCAGCTTGTCGATCGTTGTGCCAAAAGCGGCAGCGATCGCATAAGCCTTGTCCACCGAAGGGTTTGAATTTTCCTTTTCAATGTCGCTCACGTACCCGGTATAGATCTGTCCGCCCGTCTCATCGCAGAGCCGTTGCATGGACCATCCGAGTTCTCGGCGACGCCGCAATACAGCGGGGCCAATCGTTATCTGTTTCTTCATAGCGGCTTGTTCCTCCTGGCGCCTATTGTCCTCTCTGAATGCTGAACGCATCCATTCCGCATGGAGAGATTTTCTTGCGTATTTCACTCTGTATATAGAGAATGTGGGTCAATCCACATTTGCCCCATACAGAGAGGGTTTTTTGCTATGGCGAATCGCACGGAAAAGGAAGTCTTGCTCTACCAGACTGCGGAATGGTTTAAAAATTCTCCGTGGTCAGTTGAGGCATTCGCCCACGACGCACTAGCCCCCGCTTTGGCGGCTGCAGGTCTGATAGAGCCGCTTGGCGTGCCTGACGATGGCGCGGAGTACCTGCGCGATCGCAAGGCCTGGGGTCAGCAGATCTCCCGCATTTTTCACGGCACCAAGCCGTTCCCGCTTGAATGGAAGTGGGTTTGGATTAACAAGGTAGCAGAGCCTTACCGCACGCGGATTCTGACGGAGTGCCAGGCGCTGGCCGGCTGCATGAATGTGAAGCTACCCGAGATCCGCACCGTTGACGGTGTGCTGTCTGCTCGGGCGCGCATTGGCGCCGTGATGATCGAGGTTGGTGAGTTCTTCACCGCTGCGGCTGAGCCTTCTGGCGATGGCCAATACGATCGAGAGGACTGTCAGGTCGCCGCCAAGGAAATGTTGACCAAGGGCGTCGAGGCCATACAGGCAATTTTGGCAGAGCTGCACGCGGTTGCAGCCGGCACCGGAGTTGATCTGCCAGCCCTGGCGCTTTCGCCGCTGGCGGCGTTTGCTGGGGGTGCTGGCCGTGACTGATTCAATTTCGGTGCCAGAATCAAAAAAACGCGTTCGTCCGGTTCGTACTGACAAAATCCGCCAGCAGGACGCGAAGCGCCAGGCAGAGGCCACCAAGCGCAAGCAAGAGCGCGAGAAGGCGCTCGGGATGCGCGTTTTCTCCGGTGAGATCTACCGCAAAACCGACGAGGATCTCGCCGCCCTGGTTGCGGCCACCGGCTGTGAGGAGATCGAGGTCGTGGCCAACATGATCTCGAGGCTGCGCGAACTGCAAAGCCGTGATCCTCACGCCTTCGATGTTTTGACCAGTCACAAGCCGTTGCCGGAGGTGTGGCATGGTTGATTGGATGAAACTTTTCGTGCTCTCGCCCCATATTCGCGTGCTGGCCATCAACGAGGCGCCAGCCGGTGGCCCCGCTGGCGTCGTTCGCCTTGAGGCCCGCGTTTTTGGTCATAGCGTCGAACGGCAATACGGACACGCGACGCAGGACGAGGCTGATTTTGAGTTCGGGCGCCTCGACCCCGTGTCTGTCGCTGACTGGCTGCAAAGCGAAGGCGCGAAGCGGGAGGCCGAACATGCCCGACGCATGTGACTTCATGGTCGATCTACAGCTCGACGCTGCGGATTTGTTCATGGCCAACCGTGTGGCCGCGTCGATGACCATCGCCGCCGGTTCGGCTGATTGCATTGCCTGCGGCGATCCTATTGCGGCAAGTCGCCTCGAGGCAGCACCTGAGGCTTGCCGCTGCGTTCCCTGCCAAACCCTTTTTGAATTCCACGGGAGCCGCGCGTCATGGAAGCCCGTCAAGTATTGAGCCTGGGGCATAAGCCCCACGGCTCGCCCCAGCGCCCCGCCACGCCTGATTTTTTGTTTGTTGAGGTCGATGATCAGCCTCAGGCGAAAAAAACGCCCCAGGTACGCAACCGCAAGCCACGCCGCAAGTTTGAAGCGCACGAAAGAGGTATGGCCCGCCAGTTGGTGGTTGGCTCATTCCTCGGGCCTCAGTTCTACAGGGAGGACGACGGCAGCTATGTCGCCCCCTATACCACCGAAACAACCCGCGACGCGTTCCCCCGCCGCTTGCTCGAGGAACTGGTCGTTTGCCCGACTGAGGGCGGCCCTGATGGCCGCTTGCCTGCTGACTACGTGGCCGGCCTGGCTCGAGGAACCACCCGCATGATCGCAAGCGAAACGCGGCCAAAGAAGAAAGGCGCCATTCCCCTCGGCCCGTTTGCTTTTCAGGATGCCCACGTCGTCAAGGTGGTCGGCAGCATGGCCACGGAATACGGCCAGTGGCTGCGCTACGGCTATGGCGACTCTAAGGAATGGGCCGATGAGGCCGGGCTCGTTGTCGCGCTGTGGGCTCGCCTCGAGCCGAAGCTCGGAAAAATCCAGGCAAAGACGCGAAAACTTGTGCAGGCCCTCGCCCACCTCGCCGTGCAGAACTTCCGATCGCTGGTCAATAGCGAGCGCACCGTCCACCCGGCCTGGCGCTTGCGCGAGCTCCTGGGCGTGTCTGAGTCGAATTGGGATCAGCACTGGGCAAAGCGCTGGCAGCTTTGCGAGGACGAGCTCTGGCTGCTTGATGGCGAGGCCCTGGCGGATCTGCTGAAACGCTTGGACGGGTACGAGTTCGTTTTGGTCGATCGGGGGCTCTGAAATGGTCACGCCTGTTACGCTTTGCCGTCACTGCGGCTCGGAGCCTGTAGAGCGCCACGATACCGCTACCGACCGAACGTTGGTCGCGTGCTCGGGTTGCCGGGCTCGAGGCGCTGCAAGCCTGTCAGTTGGTTACGCTCGGTCGACCTGGCGACTTGTAAACGACGAGACGCTCCCGGACCACGGCTGCAAGAAATCCGCCCCGCCTCGGTTCTTTCAGCGGGAGGCGCTGTGGGGTTGGTATTGTGGCGGCTGTAATGAGCAGGAGCCGGGATTCTCAACCCTTGAGGGTGCTGTCGCTGGCTGGATGCGCTCAACTCGATAAAGCGTATTTGCGCAAAAACGCTTATACGCTTTTGCGTAAAACCGGAGAAACGTATGAATGTTCCTGAGTTGGAAAATTTTCTAAAGGGCCTGTTGCGCGGGGAATTCTCTAATCTGACCATATCGTTCAATGAGCACAGCGATTCCCGCCTGACGGCTGAGAAGGCCGTCGAGTATGGCGACTATGATCGCGTGCAGTGGGTGAGCGACGAGGAGAAGGTCAGAGCTATCGAGGCGAATAGCGTTTGGATGCTGCAATGGTATCCAGACACGCCCATCGGATCTCATACGATCGCAGCGTCGACTTTGACCGCTTGCCTGGATGCTCTACAGGACTTTAAGTGAATAAATATTGTGAAAAGGCTTGCAAAAGTAAGGGCAAAAAGCTAAATTATCCACTCTGACACAAGACCGTACCAATAAACCCGCAAATAGCGGGTTTTTTCGTTTTTGAGTCTTCAATTTGAGCCCCGCCCCTGTGCGGGGCTTTTTCGTTTCTGGAGGCCCTCAATGGTGGGCAAAGATGTCGTTTCGACAGTAGCGGTCGCGAACGTCTCCGCCGGAGCGGAGGCCGCCAAGCTGGCCCCGCTCGCTGCTGCGTTCACCATCGGCGGCCTGACCCCGTTCGATCTGGCTTATATCCTCGCCGCCGCTTACTCGGTGATCCTGATCCTGCATTTCGTTGTGGGAAAATGGATCATGCCAGTGTGGCGAATGCTGCGTGATAAGCGCGCCGCTCGAGGCGCAGCGGGTGGCGGTCAATGACGCTCATTCAGCGGATCATTGCGGCGGTCACGTTGTCGCTGGCTGCTGCGGGCTTCACCGTCAACGAGACGGGCCTGCCCGCTCCGGTTGAGCGTGCGGCAATCATCGCGGGTTTGATGATCCTCACGCCTGAAATGGAAGGGACGGTCTACGAGGCCTACCCCGACACGGGCGGCGTCTGGACGATCTGCACCGGCCATACGAAAGGTGTGCGCCGTGGAGACGTGGCCACCCCTACCGAGTGCGCCGCGTACTTGCAGGGTGATATGGGCGGAGCGGTCGATTTTGTGATGCGCGCAGTTCCAGGGGCGACGATCTGGCAAAAGATCGCCATGGCCGATTTTGTCTACAACGTCGGGGCCGCCGCCTTTATTAAGTCGACGATGTACAGGCTGGCGATCGCTGGGCAGTGGGTTCCCGCTGCTGAGCAGTTCCGGCGCTGGATGTTTGTCGCGGGCCTCGACTGTCGAATCCCGGCGAACAACTGCCAGGGCATCCCCAAGCGGCGCGAAGTGCAGCGCTCTCTCTTTCTGGTGGGCCAATGAAAGTATTCAACATTTGGTTGGTCGGGCTTATCTGCGCGGCGCTGATCTTCTGCACGGGCGCCCTGTTCGGTTCGTGGTACGAGACGCGGGCGGCCAAGAACCTCGAGGTAAAGCAGGTGCGCGATGCCTTCGAGCAAGGCATGGCCCTCGGCACGGTGAAAGAGTCCGTGGTTACCGAGTACGTCGACCGCATTGTCACGGTTTACAAGACCGGGGCGACCATTACGAAAGAGGTGCCGATTTATGTTTCCAAGGCTGCTGACGCATCCTGTGTGGTTCCTAATGGCTTTGTCCGGTTGCACGACGCTGGTGCCGCAAGCGTGCCAGTTTCCGGAGGCCCCCGCGTCACTGATGACGCCGGCTCGGGAATTACGCTCTCTACCGTCGCCGAAACCGTCGTCGACAATTACACCGACTGCCGGGCCAACGCTGAGCAGTTAAGCAAACTTCAAAAGTGGGCGCGTGATTCTCACGGCGTAACGAGTGGAGGTGTGAATGGCTCGCAAAACGTACCGGGCAAGTGAGCTGCGGGCAGGGTTGACGGTTTTCGTTTCTTGTTTCGATTGGGCGTCTCGCGCCGGCGTTGGCCGGGTAGAGGTTCATTTGATCGGCTCGGAGCGTGATCGCATGCCCGCGCCTGGCGAGATCTTTCCCTATCGGGTAAGGCCATCTTGCGCGCGCGCCGGCCTGATTGACGGCGGCGCCGTATTTTTCAAAACCCGACGCGCCGCACAGCGAGACGCTGATCAGCGTGCAAGGGAATTCAACGCGGCCAGGCGCCGAAATGGAGTTGTGTAGTGATTGACCAAGAGCGACGCGTCGAAGCAATTATCGTTGGTGCTGGCCTTACCGCGCCCCGCCTTACGCCGGCCATGATCGATCAGCTTATGGCCGGGGTCACCTACTCGACGCACGTTGTGCCTGGCACGACGACTACCGTTGCTTACGCCATTGCGCCGAGCGGGTTCGTGCTCTGCATTGGCGAGAGTGCGTGCGCCAGCCCGGAGAACTTCAACCCGACGCTCGGCATTGAGATCGCCTTGACCAAGGCGCGAGGCCTGGCTCGGGATAAGTTGTGGGAGCTCGAGGGCTACCGACTCAAGCAGGCGTTGCATGAGGTCAGCACCGGCAGCGCCACCCAGGCGCTCGAGCAGATCCGCGCCGTGCTGAGCCGTGGCGTGGTGAGCAAGGCCGAGGCCGTGGCCGCCGAGCGCGACAACGCCTGACCCAGCCCGCTACGCACCATCGTGGTGCGTCCTGGTGCTTTTGGGTCCTCCCCCCGCCCCCCCGCACCTCACGGGTCGTAAACTCGCGGCCCTCGCGCGAGTCTGGTGTTTTTTTTCAGGTCCTTACTTCCTTACTTGAGGCCCCCGGCTAGCTGCGACCCACTTGACCGTGAGGCCAGGCGCTGCGGGGCCTCAGCCCATTTACGCATAAGCGCAAAAACGCAAAAACGCAAAGGACTAGAAACGTCTTTGCGCTTTTGCGTTTTTCCGTTTTGGTCCTTTCTCCCATGGGCAAGATCATCAGCAAAAAAGAGCTTTCCGATCTGATCGGAAAGTCTGAGCGCTGGATCACGAACCTGATCGACGACGGCCTGCCTGTGGCCGGCGGCGGAGGGAAGGGCGTCGCGCTACAGATCGACAGCCAGGCGGCGATTGAGTGGCTGATCGCCCAGGCGCTCCGCAAGGAAATAGGCGATGAGGATGACGAAGACGGCGGCGCCGGTTCGGCCTCGTCTGAGGATCGGATGCTCAAGCGTGCCCGCCGCGAAAAACTGCAGATCGAAATCGACTACGCCCGGGGCCGCCTTGTGCCGGTCAATGCCGTGGTGTTCTTCCACACCACCATAGCGGCGGTGTTCGCCACGCAGCTTGATTCGGTGGCGAGCCGGCTGGCCAGTGACTTAGCGGTGATCGATGAGCCTGCCAAAATTCGAGCTCGACTATTTGAAGAAATGCGGCGCATTCGAGCCGCTACTGCCGACCGACTTGAACAAAGGTCACTTGAGCTCATTGCTCAAGTTGGCCAGCTCCGTAGCGACGGCGGCGACGATGGTGAAGGCTCCGCCCCCGAGGACAGCGGACGAATGGGCGCGTGATAACCGCATAATGCCACCATCTGCGCCGATCCCGGGGCCGTTCAACCCGGACACGAACCCCTACATGCGCCCGGTAGCCTGGGCATTTGCGCAGCCCTGCTTTAGCCGCGTCACCTTTGTGATGGGAACGCAGATGGGTAAGTCGGTCACCATGGAAAACATCTGTGGCCACCGGCTTGACGAAGACCCTACGCCGATCATGTATGTCGCACCCACGGCGCCGCTGCTTAAAAGCACGGTCGTTCCTAAGTTCATGGACATGATCAACGGCGCGGCCTCGCTGCTGAAAAAGCTCGATGTTGGCCGGTCGACGACATTCGTGAAATGGCTCGCCGGCACAAAGCTCCGCTTTGCCTGGGCGGGCTCGCCGACTGAGTTGGCTGCGGACTCCGCCGGCTTGATCCTCGTCGACGAGGTTGACCGGATCGTCAACACCAGCGAAGGCGACACCACCGAGATAATCGAGGCCCGAGGCGATGCCTACGTCGACTCGAAAGTCGGCTACACGGCCACGCCAACCGCCGGCAAGGTCACCAAGCGCCCGCACGAAACCACCGGCCTCTGGCACTGGCAGAAGGGCAAGGCCACTGCAATTCGGTCCAAGGTCTGGCAGTTGTGGCAGTCCGGAACGCGCCATGAATGGGCGGTCCCGTGCCCTGAGTGCGGGAAGTACTTCATTCCGTGGAGTGACCTTCTGTGGTGGCCCGGCAAGGGGTCTGCGGAGGAATGCACGCCAGACGATGCCGAACAGCACGCCCGGCTTGTCTGCCCTAACACCGGCTGCATGATCGAGGACAAGTGGCGGCCCTGGATGAATGCCAGGGGCGTAGCCGTCGCCCCCGGTGAGTCAGTCAGCAAAAAAGGCCAGATCGAAGGCATAGCAGAGACTGCGGGCTTTACGCATTACTCGATCTGGATCTCGGGCATGTGCAGCTTCGCGGCAAAAAAATCGTATGGCTTCCTCGCCAAAAAGCTACTCGGCGCCCAAATCTCGGGCGATCCGGCGACGTTGCAGGGCGTACTAAACACGGGTTTCGGCGAGTGCTACGCCGAGGCGGGCGACGCGCCGAGCTGGGAGGAGATCAAGGGTATGCGCTACGGCTACGCAGAGGGCGAGATCCTGCTCGCGCCTCGCAAGATGTATTGCACGATCGACGTGCAGAAAAACCGCCTCGTCTACGTTATCCGGGCATGGTACGTGGGGCTTGCGTCAGCGCTGGTTGAGCATGGCGAGCTGTGGGGCGATACCGATCAGGATGAAGTGTGGGACAGCCTGGGCGATCTGATTGATACGGAATACGCCGGGCACACCATCGATCAAACCGGTATCGATATCGGTTACCGGGACGATCAGGTTTATCGCTTTATCAACGAGCACAAGGGCAAGGCAGTTGCCTTGCGTGGTCGTGATCGCCTCGACAAGCCCTTCAAAAAAGAGCTCGTCGAAGTCAGCAAGCAGGGCAAGGTTCGTAAGCGCGGTGACGCGCGGTGGGCCTTTGACTCGCCACTGGCCAAGCGTTGGGTGCATAGCCGTTTTGGCCGGCCCGATACCCGGCCCGGATGGTGGATCGTTCACCAGCAAGTCACCGACGACTACTGCAAGCAGTTGGTAGGCGAGGAGTGGAGGGAGGCCGAGGGGCGATTTGCCCAGGTCGGCGAAAACCATTACCTCGACTGTGAGGCGATGCAGTACGTCATGGCGCTGCGCGACAAGTTGCAGCGCACGAAGGTCGGCGCGCTGACCCTGGCCCAGCTCAAGCAGGCGTTGCGCGGCACGCCAGACGAGCCGCTGCCGTCTGACCCGGCAGACGCTCAAGCCACCACGGTGGCCAAGCCGGTAGAGGAGTGGGGCAAGGCTTCGCTGGCTCCTGAAAAGGCTCCTCCGGTTAAAAAGCGCTTCCGCGTCAAGAAAGCCAGCCGGTAAGGCGATCGCCTGCCGGCCTATCGGGATGAATCCATGGAACCAATCAACCTACACGCCGGTGATTCCGTCGAGTGGTCGCGCGTCGTGCCGGCCTACACGTCGGACCTGGGCTGGGCGCTGCACTACGTGCTTAACGGTCCTGAGCGATACGAGATTGCGGCCACTGGTGGCGCGGCCTACGGCGTGCGCCTTTCGGCTGCTAATACCGCCGGTTGGGCGCCTGGGCTTTACCGCTGGGTGGCCATGGTCGTTAAGGGCGATGAGCGCGTAACGGTGGATACCGGGACGATTCAAATCGAACCCAATTGGGAGACCGCTTCGCCGGTTGACGTGAGGACTCACGCCGCCCGAATGGTCGCCTTGATCGAGGCGGCGCTCGAGAAGCGCATCCCGAAGGATCAGCAGAGTTACGAAATAGACGGCCAGCGCCTCGACCGCATCCCGGTCGAGCGCCTCCGTGAGTTGCGTATGCAGTACCAGCGCGAACTTGGAAGTCAACGCCGCCCAGGCGGCCCCACCGGTCGCAAGATCAGAGCAAGGCTATAGCCATGAAATTTCTCCAGCGGATGTTTTCGGCGAACGCTTCACCACCGCCGAGAGCGGAGCGGGTGGAGCCGGAGATCGGAGGCCGGGTAGGAAAGCGCAGTTTTACGGCGGCTCAACGTGGACGGCTGACGCATAGCTGGGACATGCGGACCACCAGCGCAGACGCGAATCAGGAAATTTACCGGGACCACCAAACGCTGCGAGCTCGAGCTCGAGAGCAGTCGATCAACAGCCCATATGCAAAGCGCTTTTACCGGCTGCTTAAGCAAAACGTGATAGGTGCTTTCGGGATCGCGCTGCAATCAAAGGCGGTGATGGCCAGCGGTACGCCCGATAAAAAAATGCGTCGGCTGATCGAAAAAGAATTTAAGAAGTTCTGCAAACACGGTAGCTGTGATGTGACCGGGCAGTACAGCTTTACGACCTTTATGAACCTTTGGGTCGAGTGCCTTGCGCGCGATGGCGAGATTATGGTCAGGCTGCTTAGGAACTGGCCAAATCGCTGGGGGTTTGCTTTGCAGATCCTCGAAATTGACCGGCTCGATTCCGACCTAAACACCCTGCTCGATAACGGCAACATTATCCGAATGGGCGTTGAGCGTGATCGATGGGAGCGCCCGATAGCCTATTGGCTGTTGCGCGACCACCCTGGCGATGTTTACCAGCGCGGCGAGGATCGCTATGAGCGAGTGCCTGCCACTGAATTGATTCACACGTTCGAGCCGTGGCGACCGCACCAAGCGCGTGGGTTTACGTGGACCCATGCCTCGGCTGTTGAGCTGCATCACCTTGACGAATACCGCCACGCGGAGCTGATAAAGTCTGAAATGCAGGCGAAAGTCACCGGCCATTACGAGCAGGACGGCGAATGGCTGGAACCGCCAGGGGACGAGGAGGACGGCGGGGAGATCGAGGAGGGCGTCGAGGCGGGTGTTAGCAAGCTGCTCCCCTACGGGATCAAGTTCAAGCCGCTGCTGAGCAACTCCCCGACTCAGTTCGCACCCTTCACAAAGCAGAGTTTGCGCGGTATCGCTGCTGGCTTCGGCCCGAGCTACAACCGCCTTGCTCACGACCTCGAGGGCGTCAGCTTCTCAAGTCTGCGCAGTGGTGAGCTCGACGAGCGCGACTTCTACAAGTCCACGCAGCAATTCGTCATTAGCTCGCTGCTCGATCGCGTAGGGGCCACTTGGCTGGCCATGTCGCAATTGAAGGGCGCCATTCCTATTCCGCCACGCAGCTTCGAGCGCTGTTCGGATCTGTGCTGGATACCACGCGGTTGGGATTGGGTGGACCCGCTCAAGGACAGCAAGGCCGCCACCGAGAGCATCGGCAACAAGACCAAATCGATTGGGTACTACGTCCGCCAGAGCGGCCAAGACCCCGACGATCATTGGGACGAGCTCGAGCGCGAACAAAACGAGCTGCGTCGGCGGGGCTTGTTGCCTCCGCTCGACGCGGCACCCGCCAAAAAGGAGCCGGTAAGTGCCGAAGAACAAAGCCTCCTCGACGAAGACTGACCCCAAGTTCGGACTGCAACGGCAGTTCGAGGGTGAGCCGGTCAGCCGAGCACTTGAGATTGACCTGTCGAGCGTTGACCTCGAGCGCCGCACCGTCGAGGTGGCGATCTCGAGCGAATACCCGGTTTTCCGGGAGGAGATCGGCGGTATCGAGGTGCTCGACCACTCGCCGAGCTCGATCAATCTCTCGCGAATGAATCGGGCACCTCTGCTCGACAACCACAACCGAAACGCCCAAATCGGGCGCGTAGAGGCGTGTTGGCTTGGCGACGATGGCCGGTTGCGCGCCCGGGTGCGGTTCTCTAAAAACCCTGCGGCTGAGCTGATTTGGCTCGACGTGATCGACGACATCAAGGTCAACGTGTCGCTGAGCTATTTGGTGCACATCTTCGTGCCCGAGTACGGCCCGGATGGGGCCGAGCGCTACCGCGCAATCAGTTGGGAGCCCTACGAGGTTTCCATCGTTTCCGTCCCGGCTGATCCCACGGTGGGCAAAGGCCGTTCCTTTACTGAAAAACACATCATTACCGTTCGAGGCCATGAAATGCCCCCTGAAATTGAAGAGCAAGTGCAAGAGCAATCGACCGTGGACGGACAGCGCAGTCTGGCGGCTGTGCCGCGAGATCCTGTTGCAAACGAGCGTCGCCGTGTCGCGGACATTATGACCCTGGGTGAAACCCACGGTCAGCGCGCGTTGGCCACCGATGCAATCAGCCGTGGCTTGACCGTAGAGCAAACCACCGCGGCCATTCTGGCCAACCTCAACCCACAACCTCTGGAGGCTCGCCAGCCCCAGGACAAGGCGCGCGACCTGCCAAGTTTCCTCGGCCCCGGCCAGAACATGTCGGAGCTGGGCGTAAAGTCTCAAGAGTTGCAGTCGTACTCGATGATGCGCGCTATCGAGGCGATGGCAACCGGCAACTGGAAACATGCCGGTTTCGAGCGCTCGATCTCCCTGGCCATTGCCGACGCATCGAAAAAGGAAGCGCGCGGCCTGTTCGTGCCGCACGAAACCATTTTCCAGCGTCAGCTTGAAAAGAAAACGCCGGGCAAGGGCGGAGTGTTGGTTGATACCGACCTGCGTATCGATCAGTTCGTCGATACGTTGCGCAACAAGGCCATGATTGGCCGGCTGGGTGCGCGCGTGCTGAGCGGTCTGGTAGGTGATATCGCAATCCCGCGCAAAACCAACGGCACCAACTTCTACTGGCTGGATGAAGACGAAGAGCCGGATCTGTCCGACTTCGACTTCTCCACGCTGAGCCTGACCCCCAAGACCATCGCCGGCGCGATCGCGGTTACTCGCAAGTTGCGCAAGCAGTCGAGCATGTCGGTTGAAAACCTGATGCGCCAAGACATGATCGAGGGCATTGCGGTTGCCATCGACGCGGCGCAGTTGAAGGGCACCGGGTTGAACAATCAGCCTTTGGGCCTGCTCAACCAAATCGGTTTGCCGGGCCTGACCTACGACAGCAAAGTCGATTGGGATCACATCGTCGACATGGAAACCATGATCGCCAATTCCAACGCCGACGAGGCTGGCATGGCGTATCTGACCAGTCCTACGCAGCGTGGCGTGGCGAAGAAAACGCAAGTGTTCTCCAATACCGGCGAACGCCTGTGGGGTGCTGACAACAACGTCAACGGCTACCGCGCCTTTGCTACCAATCAGATGCCGGCTGACGCCTGGCTGCATGGTGACTGGTCGCAGATCATCACCGCTCTGTGGGGTGTGCTGGATCTGAACGTCGACAAGTCGACCAAGGCCGGCACTGATGGCTTGGTGCTGCGTATTTTCCAAGACGTTGACACCCAGGCTCGCCGCCTCGAGTCCTTTAGCTGCCTCCGCAAGAAGGCGGCTTAAGGCCTGGCGCTGTTGTAACGCTGATGGGGCCTTAGGCCCCTTTTTTATTGCGTAAAAACTGAGGTTTCAGCATGGAATTTCTAGCAGTTAGCTATTTGGTGATGCTTTTGCGCGCCGCCTTCCTGGGCGGTGATCACAAGGAAGAGGGCACGTTGGTCGAGGTTGGCCGAAACGGGCGTAACGCAATGGTTGCCGGCGGCATCGCTCGTGATGCCACCGACGAAGAAATCGCCAAGTTTCGCGGCGGTTCCAGTGGGGGTGTGACGGATGATCCAGATTTACCTGCGGCGCAAGCCGAACTCTCCTCGCTGGAAGCGCAAAGTAAGACGCTCGAGGGTGAAGTACTCGCGCTGGGCGTGACCAAGGGCCAGTTGGCCGAGGAAGTGGGTCAACTGCAGAGCTCCAAGCAGGAGCTGACGGGCGAGCTCGAGGCCCTGGAACAAGGCAAGGCCAAGCTGGTCGAGGAAGTGGCTGAGCTGGAAAAGGCGAAAAAGGCTGCCGCTAAGGCGGGGAAATGATCGGAGACGATGACTTCGATAGCTTTTTCGACCCTGATGAATTCGGCTGCACTGTTGTCCTGATCGAGCCGGGCCAGGCGCCTCGCTCGGTCAATGGCATGTGGGGTGCGCCGGTGGCCAGCGGGCGTATTCAGCGCACCGGCAACGTCAAGACGGCGGCGCAGGTCAAGGCCCGGCCAAATCAGCGGTTTTTGCAGTTGCCAAACGACGAGGTGCCGGCGGATCTGCCCGGCGCCAAGTTGGTGGCGGATGACGCTGAGTATTCAATCGTTGACGACGAGCCTCTCGGTCGGTTGCGCACGCTGCTGACACTGGTGCCATACGGTGACCGCGAGGCCCGTGCCTCAGACGGAAAATCGCATGGCTGGCTTCCAACTAAACCTTGATATGTCGGCAGGATTCGCGGCGGTGCCTGAGATCCTTAATCGGTTGCGTAAGGATCTCGACCTCGCTGCGGCTCGGGCGCTGCGTAAAACGGCCAACTGGCTGCGCACGCACAGCACCCGAGAGATCGCCAAAGAGCTGGGGATTGCGCAAAGCCCTTTGCGTCACCGGTACGACGTGTTTACCCGGGCGGCGGGCAAGGAAGTGAAAGTGTGGGTCGGCTTGAAGCCGATCGCCGTTCACTACCTGGGCAAGCCTAAGGAAACGTCGACGGGCGTGTCGGTTGGCCATCGGAACTACGAAGACGCATTTATCGCCAATCCGAAAAACGGGGCGTCGATGGTGTGGGTTCGCAAGGGCCGGGAGCGACTGCCGATCGAGCTGGTTAGAGAGGATTGGGAAGGGCCAGCGCTGAGCGTGCTCGAGCGTTGGGAAAGGCGTGCGCAAGTGCGGTTCGTTGAGTTGTTTGAACAGGAGGCGCGCCATGTCCTCGAGAGTGCTCGATAAGCCGTCTGATCTATTTTTTGCCATTGGTGACGCCATTTTGGCGGCAGACCTTGGCGTCGACGTAGGGAATTACGACGACTTTTCCGGGGTTGTCGGTGACGCGACGGTATTGATCGAGATCGAGCGCAACGGTTCGGGCAACCGGGCCAACGATGGCCGCGCCGCTCACGATCTGACGATCTCCCTGCACGGCGTGGTGGCTCGGTGGCGGGCGCACTCGCCGCTTGAGGCCGTCAACCTGGCCAGCTTGCTCAAGGATCTCGCCACGGATAACCGCTGGGGCCTGCCGGGCTTGCAGTGCGATATCCCTCGCAACGTTGAGGCGGTGCCGTCGATGTACTCCACCGGTGAATCTGGGTACAACGCCTGGGCCGCCACGTTCACGCAGACGATCTACATCGGGCAGCCGCTGCTCGATGACCCTGTTATCTCGCCGGCTGGGCGTAGTTGGGAGATCGTTGTCGGTACGGGCTCGGGCTTGCCGGAAGGCTTCGAGGAGGTTTTCGATGTTTGACGCATTGCTGCGTATGCGGCTCGGCCCGATCGTCGACATGTTGCTCGAGCTGGAAACAGGCATTGAGGATCTGCGCCGGCGTTCTGATGGGTTTTGTCGGATCGGGGTGTGCAGTGCGGTCGATCCGGCGACCAACACTTGCAACGTTTCCCACGGGGATCTGCTGACCCCGGCGATCAAGTTTTTCAACCCGAGTGCCGGCGAGCAGAGCGAATCCCGCATTCCCTCGGTGGGTGAGCAGTGTTTGTTGCTCAACTACGGCGGCGGCGAAAGCGGCGGGCAGTCGGTCGCGCTGTTCGGTTTGAACACCTCGCAATTCCCCCCGGCCTCGACGGTGGCCACGCTGACGCGCCGGACCCACAAGGACGGTACGGAAAGCAGTTACGACGATGCAGCGCACGTCCTGAGCTGGAAAAACGGCGAGACGGCGTTTAAGGGCTCCCGGGAAGGGGTCGAGCTTTCGGTCGGAGCGGCCAGCTTTTCGATGACCCCCCAGGCTATCGAGCTGAAACTCGGCGAGGTCGGTTTTCTGATCGATGCGGCGGGCTTCCACTTCCTCGGGCCTCTGGTGGACCACCAAGGGCGCCTTATCAGCAAGGTATAGGCCTCCCATGATTGGCATCGACAGAGATACCGGGGCAGCGGTCGACGACTGGCTGCAATTCGTGCAGCGCGCCACCCGGGCGCTGACTACGCCCATCGGCACCCGGCAAAAGCGTCCGCTGTATGGCTCGCTGTTGCCGGAACTGCTGGGCAAGACGGTCGGCGACGACTTGTTGATCCTCGCGCAGAGCCATGCGGCAGAGGCGTTCTATAACGAGGCGAACGGCATCGGCGATTTTGAGCCCGATGTCATCGTCGCCAGTCGCCGAGGTGCCGGGCTGCTGCTGCGGTTCGCCGGCACTTGGAAAAACCGCAAAGAGTCGTTCGAGGTGGTGACATGAGCATGTTGATACCCGGTCAAAATCAGTTGGCCGAGCCGGCAGTCGTCACCGTTGAGGAGTTCGAGGTACTGCTCGCCGAGTTCAAGGCGTTCGTGATCGATTACGTTGCGGCCCGATCGCCAGAAAACGCGGTAAGGCTGAAAACCAGCCTGGAAAACGAAAGCGAGCTGCTGACCCTGGCCCTTGAGGCCTTCTGTGTGCGGTTGCAGACGCATGAACGCAAGTACAACGCGCGTATCAAGCAGATGCTCGCGTGGTGGGCTACTGGCAGCAACCTCGATGCCCGCCTCGCTGATATGGGCCTCGAGCGTCAACTGCTGGTCGCCGGAGATCTGGCCGCGTTCCCCCCGGTCGAGCCGATCTATGAAAGCGACGACGACGCCCGGCTGCGCTACTACCTGGCACCACACGCGCCGGCAGCGGGATCGCGCATGCAGTACCGCCGGGAGGTGCTGACCCTCGGCGAGCGGCCTGTCGTGAAGGTCGAGCCGCTGAGCTCGGGCGTGGTGTCGGTCACTTACACGTTTGACCCTGACGGCTTCGCCGCCCAGGTGAAGGATGGCAACGGGCGCCGAACGGCCCCGGGCAGCGTGTTGGTTACGGTGCTCTCGCGTTCGGGCGATGGCACCGCGTCTGCGGATCTGCTCGCGGCGGTTCGCAAGCATTTCGCTCGGGATGACGTGAAGCCGGAGACGGATCTTGTCACCGTGCAGAGCGCGCAAATTAAGCACTACAAGATCCGGGTGGTTGCAAAGATCAACGCCGGGCCTGATTCGGGCCTGACAAAGATCGAGGCTGAAAAACAGTTACAGGCCTATGCCGAATCCTGCCACCACCTCGAGGGCCGTGTAGATCCGAGCTGGATCGATTACACCCTGCACGCTGCCGGCGCGGTGCAGCTCGAAATCCTCGAGCCATTGGCCCCTATCGCGACAACGGCCTCTGAGGCCCCGTATTGCACGGGGATAGAGATAGAGGTACGCACTTTATGAGTGGCGAATCTCCTCGCTACAGCCTTTTGCCGGCCAATAGCTCGGCGCTTGAAAGGGCGCTCGATCTCGGTTTCGGGAATCTGCTGGATCGTATCGCGCCGCCTTTTCCGGATCTGATGGACCCACACGCAACGCCGGTTGAATTCCTGCCTTATCTCGGCGCCGATCGTGGCGTCAGCGAGTGGAGTTCCGAGGCGCCGGAAGCTGAAAAGCGTCTGACTGTTGCCCTGGCCTGGCCGACAAAGCGCCAGGCAGGAACGCGCAAGGCCTTGGAAAGCGCGGTGAAGGGCTTGCAATTGGTTCCCGATGTCCTGGCTTGGTTTGAGCAGGTTCCGGTCGGTGCTCCCTACAGTTTCACCGTCCGAGCATTTTCGCTGCTGCCGTACAGCCCGGAAATCGATGCGCGCCTAGATCTACGCCTCGCAGACGCAAAAAGCGAGCGTGACACGCTGTTGGTTTCGGTTGGATTGAGCGCTACCGGCACTCACTGCATCGGCGCTGCCACTGTCTGCGGTGAGCTAACTACTGTTTATCCGATCGTCTTCGAGGGGGTTGAGGCGTCCGGAAGCTCTTTCCGGGGCTCGGGCCTGTACGTCGTCGAGACAACTACTATTTCTCCCCAGGGGTCCTAAATGGCCGACTATTACACTCTGCTCACGAATGCGGGGATCGCCTACGAAAACGCCTGCAAGGCAGCGGGGCTACCAATCAAGCTCTCGCAGATCTCAGTGGGTGATGGAAACGGAGCGGTTTACAACCCGGCGGCAACCGCGACGGCTCTAAAGCGTGAGGTTTGGCGCGGGCCGCTGAATGCGTTGTTCCAGGATGACAAAAATCCTAGCTGGCTGTTGGCTGAGGTGACAATACCGTCTGAGGTTGGCGGTTGGTATGTACGCGAGGCGGGGCTTTGGACTGATACGGGCATTCTCTATGCAATCGTCAAATACCCTGAATCGTTCAAGCCGGTGTTGGCGACGTCTGGCTCGGGGAAAGAGTTTTATATCCGTGCCATTTTCGAGACAAGCAACGCCGCGCAAGTAACACTTCTGATCGATGACACTATCGTCAAGGCTACTCGAGCATGGGTAGTTAGTTACATCGCAGATGAGTTGGCCAAGCTCGATGGAAAGCAGTCGGTTCGTGTTGCCACTACCGCGAATATTGTTTTGAGTGGTGCACAGCAAATTGACAGTGTTGCCGTTGTTGCAGGTGATCGTGTTCTAGTATGCAGGCAAGCAGCGGGTAAGGATAACGGGATTTACGTCGCGGCTAATGGCCCGTGGGTGCGAGCTGCTGACGCCGGAAACAGCCTGGAGGTGACGCCCGGCTTATTCGTAAGCGTTGAGGCCGGTGCAAGCAATGGCGATAGTGTGTGGCAGTTGGTTACTGATGCCCCGATTACCCTTGGCACTACGTCGCTGGCCTTTGAGATGATTGTCGGTCGTACTGGGGTAAGTGCAGGAGCCTATCGTATTGTTACGGTGGATAAGAACGGTAGAGTTATCGCCGGATCGAATCCGACAACCCTGCAAGACTTTGGAATTACCAATGGTTTGATTGTGGGTGTCACATCTGACCAAAGGCCAAGTTTGTCGGCTGGGACGGTCGGTGGGGATACGGGTAATGGCTCCGGTGGAGCGATTGAAATTCGTGAAGCGTTAATGAATGAAGCCGGCAGCCTGGCTTTCGATTATGCGCCACGTATTCAATTTCATTGGAAGTCTGTAATTGCCAGGGCGTTGGCCATGGGGGCCACGGGTGGCCTTTACTGGGGAGGCCAGCAGGTTTGGACTGCTGCTGACTTTGCCCCAGGCTCAAAGGCAGACAAGGCCAATCCGACTTTTACAGGCACAGTCAGTGTCCCGACCCCGGCTCTTGGAAGTAACAACAAGCAAGCCGCCAACACCGAATATGTGGCCGCTGCGGTTGCGGCGTTGGTAGATGCTTCGCCTGGTGCCTTGGACACGTTGGCAGAGCTAGCAAGGGCATTGGGCAACGACCCAAACTTTGCGACAACGATCACCAACGAACTTACCAAAAGGCTAAAGCCTGGCGACTACGGTGTCGGTGGTAATGCGGTCGATTTTCCTGATAACAACCTGAGCAATTCGGTAGCGCCGTCTGGTCTCTATCGCACGTTAACGGGTGCGTTGAATGCGCCGCCAGGCGTAACTGTGCAAGGCTCACTGGTGCGTCAAGAGGTGTGGAATAGCGGTGTTGTTCAGCAGTGGTTCGGTGAGCACATCACCGGCCGCCTGTGGCGCCGAGCCTGCAACTCCGGCGCATGGTCTCCGTCCTGGGCTGAAATAGTGATGGGTATAGAAGGCGCGGTTGTGGCTTTTGCCATGTCGACGCCGCCCGTTGGCTGGGTTATCTGCAATGGAGCGGCTCTTTCGCGGACGACCTATGCAGCGCTATTTGCACGTATTGGGACGACTTATGGCGCTGGTGATGGTTCCACAACCTTCAATGTGCCGGATGTTCGAGGCAAGGTTGTTCGTGCTGCTGACCTTGGTAGCGGTGTCGACCCTGGTCGAGTATTTGGTTCTGATCAGATGGACGCATTTCCGGATCACGGCCATATCAATACGCTCCACACCGCGAATGGTCCTCCGGGCGGAGGTGGCGAGTTTGTTGGGTCTGGAGGTGTGCCGGGCTCAACTCAGGTAAGTGGGCGGGTTTTAGGGGCTACGCCGTTGTCAGGTGGAACGCTGAGGGTCGCTAACGAAACGCGGATGAAAAACATCGCTTTACTGGTTTGCATTAAATACTGAGGTTCAACATGTCGGACAAACTGGTTATCTATCACGCTGGCGTGACTGGTGAATTCATCGGCTCCGGTTATGCAGATCCTGATCCGATGGATTCCGGCAACTGGCTAATCCCCGCTCGGGCCTATCGTGAGCAACCGCCTGAGCCAGGGGCGAATCAATCCGTTATTCGCGGCAGTGCCGATTGGGAGCTTGTCGCTGATTATCGCGGCTTGATCTACGGCATCGAAAACGGGCTGGCCACCCAGTATGACGAATTGGGGGAGTTGCCTTATGGCTTCACCGCCCAACCTTGTCCTGGGCCAGACTATCAGTGGGTTGACGGTGAATGGTCGCTCGACGAATCCGCCCAGGCGCGCCGGGAGCAAGACGCGGCGAGGGCATGGCGTGACAGTGAAATCGAGAGCATCAAGTGGTTGCGAGAGCGCCATCGCGACGAATTGGATCTCGGCATTGCCCATGTATTAACGGATGGTCAGTTCGCGCAGCTTCTTACTTATATGCAGGCTTTGCGCGACTGGCCTCAAGTCCTTGATTTTCCGGCCATGGAGAGTCGGCCCGTTGTCCCGAGTTGGATAGCTGAGCAAGCCGAATAGCGCCCGTGCTTACGCGGCGTTTTCTGTGTAACCCCTCCCTCTACTTTAAACATCCAGCCGCGTTGCGGCTTTTTTTGTGCCTGGAGCTACTGAACATGGCGACCCGTCAAAGTTACACCGTGCTTATCCCGTTCCCGAAAGGTGGCGGTCATTGGTCCGTAGTCGGCGAAAAGCTCGAGCTGATGGACGTGCAGGCATCCGCCCTGCGCACCGCTGGCCGCCTTGCGCTGACCAGTGACCTCGAGGCGGTGCAGGCCGCCGAAAAAACTACCAAGGCTAAGGCCGCCAGCGAGGAGGCCAAATAATGGCTGAGGTTCTCAATTTCGAGCATAACGGCATCACCATTAACGCCACTGAATCGCCCGAGGCAATGGGTGGTCTTGGCGATAACGTTATCGGCCTGGTGGGCACGGCGCCGAACGCGTCTGTGGATCTGCCGCGCAACTCCGCGATCCGTATTAGCAATTTCTCCGGCCAGGCTTTGCTTGATCCGACCGGCGCCGAGGCGGGTTCGCTGTTCCATGCGGTCTATCAGATCCTCAAGGTGGTAAAGGTGCCGATCTACGTTGTGATCGTTCCGGAGGGTTTGACGCCTGCCGACACGATCAACAACATCATGGGCGGCATTGACCCTGCCTCGGGCCAGAAAACCGGCCTAATGGCCCTGTCGGACGTTCCCGAGGATCTGACGATTATCGGCGCCCCGGGTTTTACCGGTACCAAGGCGATGGCGGGCGAGTTCGCGGCCTTCGGCAAGCGCGTGAAGGCGCGTGTAGTGCTCGATGGCAAGGATGTACCGGTTGCGGGCCAAGTCACCTACAGCGGCGAGCTGGGCGGCGCTGAGCTCGGGTTTGACCGTTGCCTGGTGATTCACCAAATGCCGGCGGTTTACTCGAAGGCGGCCAAGGGTAACGTGTTTCTCCCGCCGTCGACCCTGGCCATCGGCGCGCTGGCGGCGGTCAAGCAGTGGGAAAGCCCGGGCAATCAGGTCACCTACGCCGAGGACGTGTCGCGCACGGTGGAATACAACATCCTCGACAAGTCGACCGAGGGTGATCTGCTCAACCGCTACGGCGTTTGCTACTACGCGCGCACCATCCTCGGCGGGTTCTCGCTGATCGGTAACCGCTCGATTACCGGCAAGTTCATCAGCTACGTCGGCCTCGAGGACGCCATCAGCCGCAAGCTGGTGAAAGCTGGCCAAAAGGCCATGGCCAAAAACCTGACCAAATCGTTCATGGATCAGGAGGTAAAGCGCATTGACGACTGGCTGCAAACGCTGGTCGCCGACGAGACGATCCCGGGCGGCAAGGTCTATCTGCACCCCGATTTGAACACCGTCGAGAAGTACAAAAACGGGACGTGGTTCATCGTCATTGAATACGGTCGCTACGCGCCAAACGAGCACATGGTTTACCAGCTCAACGCCAGCGACGCGATTATCGAGCAATTTTTGGAGGACGTTCTCTGATGTTTACTAACCGCGTAAGACAGGCCATTGCGGCCACCCTGCAAGGCCTCCCGCTGTCCGCCACGGTCGAGGAGTTCGACCCGCCCAAGATCGAATTCGACATGGAAGAAATGCGCGGTGGCCGCTTTATCGCCGAGGAAATGGCGAAGGGTGGCAAGGTGCTTACCAGTAAGTTGACGCTGCAAGGCGTCGGCTTGCCGATCATGTTGGCCCTGGGCGTAAAGCTCGGCGACGACATCCTGCTCAACGTCCGCGAGGGTGGTAAGGATCAGGACGGAAACACCTATTTCACCTACCACACCGTGGGCGGCAAGATGAAATCGCTCGAGGAGAAAACCCTCAAGATGGGCGACAAGCCGGTGACCGTGCTCGAGATCGCCTGTCGCACCTATAACCGCCTGGAAAACGGCGTGCCGGTGATCGACATCGATGTCCGCACGCAAAAGTTTATCCTGAACGGCGTAGACATCCTGGGCGATGCCCGTCGCGCCGTGCTGATGCCTTAACCGGTTCTCGGCCCCTCCCTTTTGATCGCCGCCTACGGGCGGCTTTTTTGTGCCTGTAAGGAATCTCCCCATGTCTTGGAACCCGCCAGTTCACGCCCTGTTGTGCCCGATCACCGGTGATGACGATCAGCTCATTGAGCAAATCCAGCTCAAGCCGCTGTTTTACGCGGAGCAGAAAGCCGCGCTCGCAAAGGCCGGCAGCGATGAAGACGATCAGTTTTTTGAGTTGGCCAAGTTGGCCACCGGCTTGACTGGCAAGGTGCTGGATCAGCTCAAGCGCCCGGATTACGTGACCATTGCGCAATACGTGCATGAAATGTCGACCCTCCCGGCCTCGTACTTCCAGGCAAAAGCCGCTGACGACGCGGAGCTCGAGGGCGATTCGCGCGACGAGTCTGCGGGCGCGGAAAATCCTGAGGATCTCGACGAGGTACGGCTGCTGTTCCCGATCAATGCCGGCGGCGCACACATTGCCTCGCTGACCCTGCAAATGCCGGCGCTGATGGCCACCAAGGCAATGAAAAAGCTCAAGACGCCGAAAGAGCGCGCCGAGTTCATCACTGCCCATTGCACCGACCTGATGATCCCCGACCTTGCACTGTTGAGCGTTCCTGACTGGACCCAACTGCAGGAGCGTATCGACGATTTTTTAAACAAGCCGGCGGCCTTTTTTCGGAACGCGACATCGAAGTAATTCTCGACGTTGTACCGCTCGTTTACTCGGTGACCGAGGCGGAAATTCTGGAATGGGATGCCGGTAAGGCGTTGAGGCGCTACGACATAGCGCTCAAGCGTCTCGGGGCTAAAAAGGAGTGACGCGGCATGTCTGAGGGCAAATATTCGCTCAAGCTCGCGGCGGTTGATGCTTACTCGAGCACTTTCGGCGACATGGGCAAGAAGGCCGGAAAGTTGCAGGAGGCGCTCAAAGCGCAGCAGGCGGAGCTCAAGAAGCTCAATGCCCAGGCCAAGGACATGGCCGGTTTCACGAAGCTCGATGCTGACGTTAAAAAAACCGAGAAGTCGCTCGCCAGCGCTCGCGCTGAGCAGGCGCGGTTGACCCGTGAGCAGGCCGTGGCCGGCACTCGTGCGGCGGAGTTGGCCACGGCCTACGGCAAGGCGGTGGTGGCCACGAAGGCCCTCGAGGCCGCGACGGAATCCTCGGCGGTCGACATCGCGTTGGCCAGGGCAGAGCAGAAGCGGCTCGGGCAGGAGCTGGATGCGGTTACGCGCGCATCGAAACGGCTCGACACGCAGCAGGACCGGGCGACGATAGGGGTTAAGTCTCTGGAGCGCGCCCAGCGCCGCGAGCGTGAGGAACTGATGCGGCTTGGTAAGTCGCTGACGGATGCCGGCGTCGATACCGGCAAGTTGGCCGTGGAGCAGTTGCGCCTCAAGCGTTCCACGGATTCGGCAAATGCGGCGCTGACTGCGCAGCGGGCAAAGCTCGATTCGATCAATGCCAAGCAGGGGAAAATCGACGGCAACCGGACGGCCCGTGGCGAGATGCGCGGGCAGATCGTGGAGACAGCCGCCGTGGGCTACCTGGCGAGTAGGCCTATCAAGCATGCCATGGAGCTCGAGACGGCCATGGCCGACGTGGGCAAGGTTATCGACTTCACCGGTGATCAGCGTCAGCAGATGGCCTCGGCCAACCTTAAGCTGGCCAGCGATCGGTTGATTGCTTCGGGAGGCATCACCGGCGTGGATCTGGCGCAGATCCAGTACGCGGCGGGCCAGTCGGGCATTGGTAACGACAAGAAAACAGCTGACGGGACCGTCGATTCTGCGGCCAAGCAAACCGCCGTGATGGAGTTTACCCGGGACGCGGCGATTATGGCCTCGGCATTCGATATTAGCGCCAAGGACGCCGGCGAAACCATGGCGGCCTGGCGTGCGTCCATGGCTCTAAATCGTGGTCAGACGCTCGACCTTGCGGATGCCACGAACTATCTCGGGAACAACTTCAACGCCACTGCCGCCGACATTTCGGCGGTCGTGAAGCGTTACGGTGCTATTGGTAAGGCGTCGGGCCTTAAACCTGAGGAGAGCGCCGCGCTTTCTGCGGCTCTTTTGAACCCTGGCACAGAAAAGGAAATCGCCGGTACCGGATTTAAGAACTTCAACGCGGCGCTGACTAAGGGCGAGAGCGCCACGGCTGGTCAGGATCGTGCGTGGAAATCGTTGGGCCTGGACGCTGTGGATATTGCTGCGCGTATGCAGCAGGACGCCCCCAGCACCATTATGGAGGTTCTCGAGGCGCTCAAGGATCAGCCAATTGAAGAGCAGAACGCCACGGCGACGACGCTTTTCGGGTCTGAGTCGATTGGCGCAATCATGCCGCTGCTGCAAAACCTTGGCGAGCTGGACAAGGCTTTCGGGCTGATCAAGGACAAATCGAAATACGCCACGTCTGCCATGGGCGAAAACGCCTCGATGATGCAGGAGGCCGCCGGGGTGGCCAACACCTCGAAAACCGGTCTGAATGCCTTTGTCGCCAGGCTGACGCGCCTTTCAACGGTTGTCGGCAATGCGATGTTGCCGGCGCTCAATGCGGTGCTGATCCCTCTTGGCGCGGTCGTTGATGGTTTCAGTTGGTTTGCCGAAACCTTTCCGGGTATCACCGGCACGCTCGCTGTGGCGGCGGGCGGCCTGGCCGCTCTGAAAATCGGTGCGTTGGGCCTCAAGTTCGCCGGTTTGTTGATCGGGCAGGCGTTCAATAAGGCCGGGCTGGCTCGCGCCAAGCTGGACGGGACCACGGCCCGCACGGCGATGACGGCGGATCTCGCCGTGGGCCGGCTCAATGCGGCGATGGCTCGTATGGCGTCTGCCGGGAGCCTTGGCGATCTCGCCGGGGGCAAGAACAAGCGTCGCCGCCGGCGCCCTGGCGTGAAAACGCCGGGCCTGGGTGGTGCTGCGGCTGAGGTTGGGGATATCGCAGGGAAGGCGGGGTCAGTCGCCCCGCTGGGCGGCAAGGCCGCCAAGTTGGCTGAGGCCTCCAAGCTAGCCGAGCTCGAAAAGGCGTCCAAGGCCGCAAAGGTTGCCAAGGTTGCCGGCAAGGCGGTTGCGCCGCTGCTGATCGCAACTGCTGCTGTCGAGGGCATCACCGCCTTGCAGGAGGGTGACGCGCCTGGGGTTGGCTCGGCGGTTGGCTCGGCGGGTGGTGCGCTGGCTGGGAGCTACGCCGGGGCTGCGATGGGCGCCACGATCGGGACTTTCATTTTCCCGGGCGTGGGCACGGCCATCGGCGGAGCGCTTGGCGGGCTCGCTGGCAGCATTGCGGGCAGTGAGGCTGGCTCATGGCTCGGGGAGAAGCTTGGCGCCCTAGTGGACCGCCTGAGCTCGCCGGACGAGGTGAGCAAGGACATTCCGAGCGTCACCAACGCGGATAATCGGCAAATGCAGTTCTCGCCGACTATTCATATCAACGGCGCGGATCAGGCCACCACTACAGCGCTGGCCGACACGGTTATGTCGCGTCTTCGCGGGGAGTTCGTGCCCTTGATGATGGCGCCTGACCAGCTCGCCCAGCGGCGCGGCGCTGCTTTGACAGATGGAGGTGGTTAATGCGGCAGCAAATGGCGTTGGGTGGGTTCATCTTCGGTTTGTCGCGGAATTTTGCGTATGAGCGCCTCGAGCGCTCGTCGGATGGTGGCTGGGTGAGCCTGGACATCATCGCGAGCAAGCCTAAGTCGCACCAAACGGGCCAGGGTCTGGAGACGCTGCGGATCAGTGGCAAGGCGATGTATGCCCCGGCTACCGATCGGCTCAATGAGTTGCGTGAGCTGCAAGCGCGCCGCGTGCCCTTCCCGTTGGTCGACGGCGTTGGCCGTAATTGGGGCCGCTGGCGAATCGACAAGGTGACCGAGCAGCAGAGTTTCATTATCGACGACGGGACGCCGATGGTCACCGAGTGGACGGTCGAATTGCAGGAGTTCGTCAATGCGTAGGGCTCGAAGCGTCGCCGGCGACACGGCAAACCTGTTGCTGTACCGCGAGCAGGGGCGATCTGACGACGCGGCGGAGGAGGCGCTCTGGCGACTGAATCCGACGCTCGCTGAGTTCGGCCCGGCCCTGCCTGCGGGTGTGTGGGTGATATTGCCCGAGCTGGAGCCGCGACCAAGTGTCGCCGCGCCGGTGTCGGCCTGGGATTGAGGGGGATTTATGTCACTTGGATTTACGCCGGTAGTGGAGATCTACGGGGCCAATGCCGCCTTGCTCAATGAGCGCCTGATCGATTGGGAGCACACCGACGCGGCGGGTATTGAGTCGGATACGCTCAAGTTGACGGTGGACATCGAGGGCCTCGAGGGGCTCCCGAGCGTCGACGGTAAAATCGGGCTGCGCGTGGGCTACTTGGAGTCGGGGCTCGTCGACAAGGGCGAATTTGTCATCACCCGGCGCACGCCTAACCTGTTCCCCATGCGGTTGTTGATCGTGGCCACGGCGGCGCCGTTCAAGGTCAAGGACGAGACGGGGTTTAAGGCTCGCCGATCGGCCAGTTATGGGCCGACCACGCTGGGCGCTCTGTTCCGTGGAATTGCGACAAAGCACGGTTTCTCGCCGCGCGTGGCGCCTGAGCTGGCCATGATCAAGATCGCGCACATCGATCAGTCGAATGAGACTGACATGGGGTTTCTGACCCGGATCGTGCGGGATCACGACGCGGTGACCAAGCAGGTCAACGATCTGTGGGTATTGGCCAGGCGCGGGCAAACCAAGTCGCTGTCGGGGCAGATCCTCGCGGACGTGCCTCTCTCGGTGACGAATGACAACCGCCCCGGCGATCGCGCTTTCATCATGGCCAGCATTGACGATGACAGCCGGGTGAAGTTTCGCGGCTGCAAAACCACCTGGTGGGACGGCGCTGCGGGCAAAGAGTGCATCGTCGAGACGGGTTCGGAGCCGTTCAAGAAGGTGCGCCAGCGCTATCAGGGCGAGGCCGAGGCGATCGCCGCCGGCGAAGGTGAGTCGCGGCGCATGGAGCGCGAGGCGGTCAAGTTGCGCGTTGACTGCCCCGGGAATCCGGCCTTGGCCGCCGAGGGCCTGATCGTGCTCGATGGGACCTGGCCAAGCTTCATGCAAGGGCGCTGGTCAGTCGACAAGGTGACCGCCAGCGGCAGTCGGCAGCAGAGTTACCGCTGCACGGTCGAGGCGAGCTATCCAGACGGTAAGAAGTGAAAAAGCCCCCACTGCCTCGCGGCGGTGGGGGCTTTTTTTTGTGCCTGCGATTTAGAGGCGGGCAGCGATCGCGGCGGGCACCTGCACGCTCGCCTTGTCGTCGGCGTAGAGAGCGGCGCCGCCCCGATTGGGGAGGGTGGCCAGGCGCACGGCGCGGATCTGCGCCTCGCTGTTGGCCGCCAGCCATGCGTTGCCCTGTTTGAGCCAGATGCTCCCGCCGGCGCCGTACTTGCACGTCGCCCACTGCGCGCCCTCGAGCTTTTTCAGCGAGCAGGACGCCTCGACGCCAGCATTGCGGTGCGCCTCCTCGAGCTGCCAGGCCGGGTACTTGATGTAGGTCGTCAGGGCGGCCACTGCCACGATGGCCAGAATGATCTTGTTCGTTCGCGTCACTGCGCGTTCCTCCTCGGTGAAGGTTCGCACGGTAACAAAAAAGCCCGCCGAGTGGCGGGCTTGTGGGGCGGGCTACATTACTCGGCCAGGATCTTGCCGGCAGGGCTTAGGCGGAATTCGCCAGGTTTGAGGCTTGAGTCCTCGACGATTTTGAGGCCGCAAAAATGGTCGGCTGGGTCGGCGAGCCACTCACTGAGCCAGGTATGCAGCAGCACGGCATGGCTTCGCTGTAGCTCTGCGGTCAGGGCAATGGTGTCGTGGCCCTCTTGGACCTCGATGCGCACAACTCTTTCCGGATAAATGGCCGAGGGGGCGATCGTTATGCTGTAGCCAGGGCCTGGCAGCGTAATGTCGAGTTTCGGTTTGCTTCGGCTCACTGTGCTATCTCCTTGAGTTCAACTTCGTCAAAGGACGGGCTCTGCGCTTGGGCGGAAAGAATCCTAATGCCAAGCCAGCCGTGCGGAGTGCCGTCCTCACCGCCGTAGCCTTCGTTGTCGCGGATTTTTTTGGACCACTCGCCCGCGACCCAGCCGCCCGAGAATTGAGCGCCGAGGTCGCCGAGCATGTGATAAATGGCATTAACCCCAAAGGAACGAATGGCGGCGCGCACAGCGTCGCCGTCCTCGTCTTCAATCTGATCGTCGGCGCCAGTCCAGAAGCGCAGGTGTTCTTCGGCGCGTTCCGGCGTGAGCTTTTCGTGGTCGACCTCGAGCGTAATTTCAAAGCGGTCGCCAAACGTCTCGCTTACTTTGTAAGTCTTGATAGTGCTCATTGGTCACTGTCCTTTGAATGGGCGGGAGACGGCGGCGGTCATCAGGGCTTTGCCTTCGCGGATCTCGATAGATCCAAGCGCGTGGCGCCCTTCTCCAGAGATCCCGGCTTGCATCGGCATGGTGAGCATCACAATTCGGCCTATCAGGGCGCAGAGAGCGTCCTGATCCATTTCCGCGCAAAGGTCATCGGCGAATTCCATCACCTCGTCCCAGATGTCGTCGCCTTTTTCTTCTCGGGCGGCGAACTTCTCAGGGTAGGCGGCGACCATCACCTCGAAAAGCTCAAGGTCTTCGAGTGGGCGTGCATTGGTTACCATTTGTTGGTTATTCATTTTTTTTCAGTCCTTTGCGATGGTTGGTCGTGTTGTTGCCACTCGTTGCGCAGGTTGCGCGCCACGCGGGCGATGAAAAGTGATGCGCGAAAAGCCCAAAGCGCGGCGGCGAACAGTAGTGCGCAGGCGATCTCGAGGCCGCTTGATGATTCTCGGCTCATTGTGCAGATCCTCCCGGCAGGGTGGGGGCGCCGTCAATTTCCTGTTGCAGCCAGGCCAGCAGCTCGCCGCGAAGGTGCGCGTTCTTGCTGGTGGGCATGCGCCCCGGGATTGCGTTGACATACTCGGAAAGGTTGCGAAACTGCGCGCGGCAGATCCCGAGGCGGTGGGTGAGCAGGTTGTGCTCGATCTCGGCGTCGCCGATCGCATCGAACAGCGGCTGCATGATCTGATTGGCCAGGGTGACCACTTCGACGATGTGCGGATCTACCGTGGCGACGTTGCCGAGGTAGTGGTCGATCATTCGCGTACCTGCGTAGTTGAGCTGTAGGCGCAGGGCGAGGGCCTGGGCGGCGTGCTCGAGGGCGTGTGCTTGGTTGATAGCCATTATTTGGCCCTCCTGAGGAGCGCCATCAAGGCCTCGGCCACGCATGGCGCCGCCAGCTCGCCGGCGAATTCGCCGAGCTGGGCGCGGTGCACCGGGTTAGACAGTTCGTTTATCGGTAAGGCGAGCAGCGTGATATAGTCCTTCTTGGACATGATTGCACCTCTCAACAGGGTTTTGGTTATGTCTGCGCTCGGTCACGGTTGCCGCCGTGGCCGGGCACTTCTTTTACTGCGGCAGGTTCTTGATGCGCCTGCGCAGCTCCTCGACATCGGTAGCCTTGAAACGCCCCTCTCCGCTTTCGTACTTCTCGAAAAGGTCGTCGAAGGCCTCGACGATGAAGTCTTTCAGCGCAACACTTTCCGCGCTCATGTTCTTGAGTTCTTGCAGGCCCCGGGCGTAGCGGGGGTGGCCGTTGAAATACACTCGCTCAGTTTTCGCCCCGCCGAGGGCTTCGATCGCGCGCACGTCATTCGCGCGTAGCGGAGGGGTCGCCGGCGCGCCAAACAGGGCGTCTTTGTTTACCTTTCTGGTCATTTCAATAGCTCCAGTACTTCAAGTGTGATCGCCTCGATCTCTATCCGCGCTTTATCGGTTGGCGGCAGATCCATGACGCTTAGGCCTTGGGCAACGCCTTGCGCGTAGGCTTGGCGGTGTACGGTTTGGCCCGCGAACACGTAGAAGCCCGTGGCGTCTAGCTGCTCTCTGATGCCGCGCTCGAGGAGGGTGTTGGGAATTGCTCGGCTGACGAGTAGCGAGCCCTTGGGTTGGCCGCCGCTGATCTCCTGGCGCTCCCTGATGACGTTGAGCGTCGCTTCGCACGCCCACAAGTCGTATGCGCTAGGCTGCACTGGCACGATAACGAGGTCGGCCACTTTGATGGCTGCGGCAGTCAGCACGTCGGTTTGCGGCAGGCCGTCGATGATAACCACGTCATAGCGGCTCGACAGGCTTGGCAGATCGCGCGCAAGGTTCTTGCCCATGGAGATTACGGGGATAGCTCCCGGGTCTGACTCGCCGTCCTCGGCCTGGGCTCTGCGGGCCGTCCATCTTGTAGATGAGCTCTGCGGGTCGTGGTCGAGCAGCAGAACCTTGAGGCCATGCTTTACGCTAAGGCAGCTTGATAGATTGGTAGCGATGGTGGTTTTGCCTACGCCTCCCTTTTCATTCTCTATCGCGACAACTTTTGCCATTGCTTGGTGCTCCTGGGTTTGTCGGGTTGTGCTCGCATCATATGCGCAAAAACGCAAAGACGCAAATACGTAAAAACGCATAAACGCAAATATCTTAGGCGCTGACAAAATAAACAGTGCCGCCCGCGAGGGCGGTGTCCTTTCTCGCTTTGCCTTTAGTCCAGTTATTGCTAGGGATTTCTGCACGCTTAGGGGTGCTGATCCTTTCGTGTATAGCCGATCCTTTCTGGCATTCCATCCTCACTGGTCTTTCTTGGCTACTCCCTATGGTTTCGTGCCAATCCTCTGCCTAACCCATTAATAATGGT